GCTTTTCTAGCACCACCTTTGCCAGTAGCAAAACTTCTTACCCTGCCAGCGGCCCATTGATGCGCACTGACTCCGGGCCTAGAACCACTAGAGTAGTATGCACCCAAGCCCCTAGAGTAAACCTTAGATAGCGTACCCTTAGATATCCCAGAACTTTTGGAATATTTAGCAAGCACTGCGGCTTTACTACCGCCTGCTTTTCTTTTTGGCTTTGCTTTTCTTTTTACTACTTTTTTTCTTGCCACTTTTACTCCTCTGCTTAGAGATCATATCCATCATTGCAGGTGTCAATGCACCCTCTCTATACATTTTTCTAGTTCTTAGTATTTCGTCCTGTGTTTTCTTTTTATTTTTAGAACCTCTTACATACTTCTTCGGTACACCCCGTTTTGTCTTTGGGACTTTTTTAAATTTTCTAGCCACTACTTCTTAATCTTTTTTATCTTTCCGTTTTTTGTCCTAGCAAATTTATGAGTTTTAGTTTCCCTTAGCAATGTTCCGTAGTGCTTTTTACCACCCCACATCCAACTAACCTTCTTAGCCATTACTTCTTTTTAGATTTAGAATGTGTCATTTGAACTTTGAAACTAGCCATCATGCTTGCACCCTTGTGTGGTTTATATCCACCCTTGGGATTTTTCATTAATTTGTATCCAGCACCAGACTTCATCCAATGATAACCTTGTGGTGCTTTTACTTTTTTATTCATAATATCCTACCATTTTACTTTATTAGCCCACCATGCCGCAGACATCTTACCCCTTGCGATATTTTTTGCATGACGTGCTTTAAATGATTTACGCTTTGCTTTCATCCTAGCAGACTCACCTTTTTTGGGCTTACCTGCTGTCCCAGACAAAGTTCCAACTCTTTTTCCCTGCTGTCCAAACCGTATCGTTTTTATCTTACTGCCTTCTTTCGCAACCACAATATGTGATTTTGTAGGGTGGTTCGGAGTCCTTTTTGGCTTGTTATACCCACTAACACCTGCCCTTGCAAGCCTTGAGTCTTTCTTACTTCCTTTCTTTTTAGCTGGCATAACCTAAATTCTTTCTCATTTTAGCTGTATTATCTGATATAGATTGAACCGACAATTCTACATCCGTTCTTTTGCCCATGTCTGATGTCATCCACATGTTAGTAGTAAATTTACTTTCAGAAGCTTGTTTACCGCAAGACTTGCAGTAGAACCAGCCTTCTTCATTGCTTTTGTTACAATGCATACATTTCTTCATAATCAATCCCTTTAGGTTTTGAGGGCCGCCTTTTTTTGACAGCCCTCACAGTACCTATTACTGTTATCCTTATGTATTCGGATTAAGCACTTGCTGACTCAACAAGAACGACTGTTCCAATAGCAACTGGAACATATCCGCTTAGATGCCAATTCACACCGTCACAGATAAGAGTCATTCTTAAACCTTCAACGCTCTGAGAAACAGAGCCGTCTACAGTTATTTTTGAGAGCCCGTCAAAGTCATCTACTGTACTATTAGCCGCACCTGTAACAACGTAACCATATATATCAGTTCCGTTTGCTCCAGTTGTTATGCTAAAGTCTGCATCATCGTCACAGTTAACAGTAAAACAAAAGTCGTAGCTACAACCTGCTATAGCATCGGATGCCGTTGGCAAGGTCAAAGCTACGTTATTGTCTTCTGTGGACATATCTACAGCAAAAAGAGTTCCAGACTCAGCCGCAGTCAGTGTTCTTGTCACTGCCGCAGAATTGTCTATCTTTTGAAACGCTTTTTCACCAGTTTGGAAACTTGAACTATTTGCGTTTAAACTAGCTGTTTTCATTATCTAACTCCTTAATCGTGTTCTAAGTTAAACAAAGCATGAGACTCAGAAAGACTTACCTCTAAACCGGCTTCGGTTAGAATCATGTCTTTTCTCAAATCCTCATCAGCACCTTGAACGTTGGTCATAACCTGTGTATCACGGTTAATTCCATTTCCAATCAAAGGACGATAAGCAACTTGACTCATGTCAGCCATTAGCATGTATCCAGCCGCAATTCCTCTGAAAAGTGGCTCTTTAACAAGATTAAGAGTACCGTGAATAGTATCAATTACCATTACGGAGTGACCGAAAGCACCATCCCTAGTTGTCATGTCAATTCTGTAATTATTAGCAGAATGACCCATAGAAGCATCTAAGAATTTTCCATCGCCTAACTTGTTAAAAAACGTAATCACTGGTAAGGAACACAAGACTAGCTTGTCAGAAGCACCACCACGAGCAGGGTCAAAGATTACTTCAAGATCGCTAAGCAATCTATCGTAAGTCATTTCTGCTTGTGCAACGCTTCGATAGTATGAACTACCTGAGCTATAGCTAAAGTCAGCATCGTTTACAGTTGGATTTACATTTTTAAGGATGTGACCTACAATTCCTTCAGAGTATTGGATGCCACCTTGGCGAGCTTTTTGACCAAAGAGCATAGCTCTTTCAATGTCAATTTTATGCTCACGTAGTTTGTCAGCCCATAACCTGCTCCACTCGTCTGCATACCCACGATAGCGAGTTGCATACGCTGTGTTTGTCATCTCAGCGGCTGTCTTAAAAATCTGGGTATACCCATAATTATCTTCAAGCTCTGTTGAGAAAACGTCAGGAGAACCAGAACCTTCCTCAAAGGAGGTGCCGATTATCTGAGCTTCATCATTATCAGCAAGAACATTGTACCCAGAAACGTTTGCGTTTGAGACATCAATAATCTTACCTGTGAATGAAGTTTCGCTACTACCATGTGTTACTGCTGAATCAACACGAACGACCACTTGTCCAATCCCAACATCCCCTGTGCGAGATGCAGTTTGAACAGCGATAACCATTCCTTTTAACAGATAATCAACAGAGGCTCCACCAGCAGTGTCAACAGTAAACGCATAAGACGTTCCCGCAGACACAGCAGAACCACCGTTAACGGCTCCTTTCAAAAGAAGGGAGCGGTCAGTAAAGTTGATCTTGTTACGATTTTCCAAATAACGAAATACTGGATCATCGGTAGGTGCTTTGGCTACCTGAGAAAGATACACAAAGAATGGAGATTCTTCAGGGGCTAATTCTGCTACCCTGTCTCCAAAATTAAATATCCGTCTCCTATCAGGAGCCTGACCTACACCAGCAGAGGAAGTAGAAGCTGTGATATCACTGGACTTTAAAGTACCAGTATTGTATGATATTGCCATTTTATTACCTCTTGGTTTGTGGTTTGTTTTTTATTTCACGGTAACCGCAAAGAGCCGCTATTCCCCATGACGGCATCAAAAATCTTATCAGTATCATTTTTTTGTGATGTCTGAGGTTGACCTTGAAGAACGCCAGCAGTTCTAGGGGCTTGTTTTGCCGCATTTACCGCTTCCATTGTATCGTTGTTAGCAACGGATTGTCCGTTTTGCATCTGCCAAAGTTTAACTAGATTGTTCAAACCTACTCTCTCTTTAGGCTGTGTCGTAAACTGCAAGAACTCTTGAATGTCACCATCGGACATTTTATAAGTTCCCCTCAGTTCATTCACAGTGTTTTGCATTTGCATCTCAGCCTGTATCTGTTGCTGTTGTTGGGATAACGCAGATTGCAATCTCTGTTGTACCAGATTCTCTATCTTGTTATTAACGTACCGTCCTGATTCAGAGTTTTCATCTGTAAACGCATCCCAAGGATTAAAATCATCCTTCCCGACACTAGTTTCGTTTTGCTGTTGAGCTTGTGGTTTAGCTATACCGTTTTCAAGTGCCTGTACCAAGTCAGGCCTCTGCTCTAATAACTGAAGTATTTGTGCTCCTTGTTGCAATCTTGCATTTTCAGCCTGTGACCGATCATACATAGATTGGAACTTCTTAGCCTCAGCTTCATAATCTATTAAAGTAGCTGTTTCTTGTACTGGTTCTTGAACTTGCTCTGGACTCTCAGGCCCAGCTTGCTGATTTACGATATCTTCCACGAAATTCTCATCAGTTACGACTTGATCGTTTTGGACATTTACTTCCTGTTGTTCTGTTGTAGACATAGTTTCTCCTTAGATGTCTTTAGGCTTCTGGAGTGGAACTGACTTTTCTCTGTACATCTTTGAGATTGCTAGCCAATTTCTCCACCTCAAGCTTCACCTCGTTTTCTAGTTTTCCACGTTGTACCCTTCTATCAGCCTTAGACTCGGAATTGATCTCGCTCAAACGTGATTTGAACTTCTCAACTTCGACTCTCTTTCTATCGCTGACAGATTCTCTTTGGGCTGTCTGCAAGTCACCTTGCAAATTCTTTATCTGAGCATCCATTGCCTGTATCTGCTGTTGCATCAACTGCTTCTCTTCTGTTCTCCTCATAATACCTTCCTTATCAAATAGCTCAGGATTCTTCTTCAATACTTCATAACGGTCTACAATACCCATCTGGAACGCTTCTAGGTATACAGCAAGTTCTGCATATTTACTAGATGGCATTGTTGACCCCGGTTCAATTCTTACATCGTGCTGGTCTAGTATGTGCCTTTCTTTCTTCAGGTCTAAGATCGCCTGAGATACATCTGTATAGAAGTTTGCCATAACCTCTGTGATGTTGTTATTTGGCTGTGCCAGTCTAAAGATCTTTTTGTAGGTATAATGACCTTTGGATAGGTTATACAAAACCTTACCCAATTTGTTAATACTAAACTCTATATCTCGAAGTTTAGACTTTGGTCTTTCGCTACCTAACGCTATCATTCTTTCTGTAGCTCTCATGGTCTCTGGAGCTTTTTCCGCAAATCCATGCATCATTTCCGGTAGTCCGAATATAAAATCTATATAAAACTCTGACTGCTGTATCAACCTATAGAACTCACCAGCAAGTGGTTGAGGAGCAGGGTAGTGCGGTTCGCCTTGGGATGAATCTACTTCAATGACTGCATTAGGGTTGGCCCAGTCTTTTTCAAGTTGATCTATATCGTCCACACTACCCAAAGGTACTAAAAGCTTTAATCCTGCTGATGCCTGCGCATGAGATAGCGCCAAAGACCATAACTTATTTAGAAGTCTTTGCATTGGCCTAGCCCTAGATACATCAGACTTTGGATATGGAGTACCAGTCCAAATGTTTGGAAGTGGTATGATCGGATACTCATCTGTATTTAAAATCTGTTCATACAGCACAACTTCGCCCATTGATGCACATACCTTTACCCTAGTCTGTAACACCTCTATGGCTGTAAATGCACCAATCTCAAATGCTTCTGTGTTTTCCTGATAAAATTTGGCGTACTCTTCTTGAGACAGAATATCTTCATCCTGTGTCTGCATATCAATGACCCTGTAGTAAGGAACCTTGACCTTATAAAATCTTTCTAATACCTGATATTTTTTTACCTGATAATAATCTTTATCCTTTACATCTGCTGGTGTAAACACCACCATTGAATTTTTATTTTGTGATGCTGGGTAATCTTCTTCATCATAAGTAAACCCAGAGATATCATTTATGAGTCCCGGTATAGTTTCCCCAGTAAGCGGGTCTTGCTTATCTGCCAATTCAGGGTAGAGGTTGACGGCTTGTTCTCCCGTTAGGATGGTGGAAAGGATAAGACCATCCGAATCGCTAAACCAGCGATCTCTAGAGCTGGGAGATGCGTATACTCTAAACGGGTCAACATAAGTGAACTTAACGTCACCTCTACCGAAATCTGATTCTGAGTCAATATAGGCATACAGATACCCCATGCCGGTAGTAGCATAATCCTGTATTGCCTGTTTCATCTGCCAGTCACCATCTGAGTTTTGCCACACATAACCCATGACCGTTCTCCACAATGTAGCAACCTGTACATCGGAATCTTCTCTAGGGGTTATCGTAAACGCTGGTGGTCTGGATGTTAATACTGCTTTAAACTTTTCAATAGCGGCAGAGATCCTATCCATTGGTATGTCTGCCTGATTTCTCTGAGACAACTCATCAGATTCATCTTGACTAAAATGATTCCCAAGATAAAAGTCAATATCCTTACGAGCCTCTGTGTCCCAGTCAGATCTTGAATCACGCCATTGGCGATATAGCTCTTCATTATAGGAAGCTCTGGGGTCTTTATCCATATTATTTTGAATAATAAGGCATGAATTCTATTACCTTTCCGTTCATGCCATTTTTAGGTTGTGACATTGGCCCCATGCCCATCCTCATCATGTCTAAAGCTCTAGCATTAGCGGAATCACGAGACATAGAAACCATTTTAGTTATTAAATCTGCCTCTTCAGATGGAACCGCAAACTCTCCCTGTGTAAACTGTTGAGCTGACATATCTGGATTATTTAATAAACTTTGAAGCTTTATTAACTGTAAGGACTTTCTAGCACTGTCTACAGTATTCATATTAATACTATCCTGTAAAGCCGTAGCTTGATCACGAGCTACCCCAATACCACCAACCATTTGTGAATCAGCCATTCTCATGTTAATACTATCACTTAGCTGACGATTCATTGCCTGTCCCATCATTTCTGGTGGCAATGTCGGGCCTATCATGCCACCGTCTTGAAAACCTAATAAGCCCATAAGTCCTTTCTTGCCTTCTGGCTCTGCGGCTTCTGGGTTTAGTATTTGCTGTACCATTTCAAATGAAATAGAGTCCTCTGGCATTTTTACGGCTCTTTGCATTGCTTTTTGACGAGCAGTTTGAGCACTTAGGCTTGGTTGAGGTCTATGAGATTCACCTAAATAATACCTATTTCCATCTTCGGTAGGCATTTCATAAATAGCTTGCATCATACCTTCAGGGGTTCTATTCATTCCGTATATGCTACCACCATTTTCATAGCCAGTTAAACCACCTTGTTGGTAGCCTTGAATAAACTTAGGAACACTACTCTCAGGGTCATTAAAATCTACCTGACCTAACCCTCTTCTTCCAAATATCCTAGCAAACTCATTTGGCCCATAGGCATTAAGAAAATTCATAAGGTCTACATCGCTTAACTTAGCATCCTGAACTGGAGCTGGTCTTCTCATTTCATAATCAACATCAGGGTCTAGCTCTATTAGTCTTGGCCCACGAGATGTATAACTCATTCTTTGAGGCATTTGTTCATATAAATCTTCTTTTTTGGCATTTAACAAATTCAATAAACCTTGAACAGCAGATTTTTGTACACCCCCACCATTTTGATAGCCGTACATTTTTTCTTCTACCATACCACCACCAGCATAAGCATCT